CCTTGATCACCCTGAAGACCCTGAAGACCTTGAGTTCCCTGGTTTCCTTGTAAGCCCTGAAGACCTTGAGTACCTTGTCTTCCTTGTAATCCCTGGAGACCTTGATTACCTTGTAATCCCTGAAGACCTTGAGTTCCTTGATCACCCTGGAGGCCCTGAAGACCTTGAGTTCCCTGATTACCCTGGAGACCCTGAAGACCTTGAGTACCTTGAAGGCCCTGAAGACCTTGAGTTCCCTGATTACCCTGGAGGCCTGCCGCATAAGGTTCTGTCCAACTTATGCCAGCACCAGTGGAAACAAGAATAGATCCAGCGGCTCCTACATTACCATAAAAATCTTTTAAGGAAGAATCTAGTTCTATAGACCCAACGAAAGTAGAAACACCAGAAATATTAAGTTGAGGAGAACTGATAGTACTATCAGTAACTTGCATTCCACCTGCAGCAAGTCTTACTCCATTAGGAACTTGAGTACTTCCAATGCCAACACCATAGTTAATTAACCAAGCATCAGTTCCGAGTCCAGCAAAAGTGCCTTCCTTGAACCACATAATTTTCTTATATGTGGAAGGTGCTGTTTCAATACCAGCAATGAATACATCAACTAATGGAGTGCCTTCTGTTGATGCAAGAGCAACGCCACCATGATTTGCGGTATTATCATTTGAAACATCATTACCAAATGCATCAGTTCTATAGCCGAGAATAATATCGGGGTCAGATACTACAAGTTCGGTAGCAGCAATATACGCACTAGTACCACCGATTGTAATGTTTCCACTTACATTTAAATTACGATCAACTTGTAGGTCTCTTGTAACTGTTAAGTCTTGCGGAACAACAAGATTTGTTGGAAGACTTAGTGTTGGCGTTGAACCTTCTCCTGTGCCACTAGTAACTGTAATTTGATTTGATGTTCCACTAATATCTTTAACATAATCACCAAAAGTATCTGTACCTAGTCCAACACTATTTGGTTGAATAGTTGCTGCTAATGATACATTACCAGTTCCATCAAAACTAATCGGTGTGGCAACTACATCGCCAGTAATTTCGAATGTTCTATAATTTTCAAGTTTTGTTGCGGTTGTTGATGTTCCAGTAAGATTACCTATAAAAGTTGTTGATGTAACTACACCAGAAACTAATATGTTACCCACAACATCTAAATCAGCATTAATATCAACAGATGATGCAAATGTTGATACACCCGATACATTAAGATTGTCTAGCTCAGTATGACCGTCTACATCTAAGTCACCATTAGCATCAATAATACCAGTGAATGTCGAAACACCACTAACGTTGAGGTCATCCAATTCAGTGTGCCCATCAACATCTAAACCAGCATTAATGTCAACATTAGAAACAAATGTTGATAATCCAACTACGTTTAATGTTTCACTAATATTAGTTGCATCAAGTTCAGTAAATCCATCAACATCTAAACCAGCATTGATGTCAACGTTAGAAACAAAGGTCGATAATCCAACTACATTAAGAGTTTCACTAATATTGGTTATATCAAGTTCCGTTCTGCCATCTACATCTAGATTAGAATTAATATCAACGTTAGAGACAAATGTTGATGCACCAGAGACATTTACAGTTCCTTCTACATCTAGAGATGATCTGGCATCTGTAGTTCCAATTCCAACCTTCCCAGTAACATCCAGTACTGTTTTATTTTCAGTATAAGAATTTATGCCAATTTTTAAATTTTTTTGACGATTACTGAGATAACCTTTTGACATTGTTTTATATTAGTTAAGGGTTTCTAAAATGCTTACAACAAGTTTCAAATTAGTTTCGTTACTACCGAATAATACTAATTTATCTCCATTCTCAAGCACTAGTTTTCCAGACAAAAGATTTGCAGTATCATTTCCACCAATTGGATAGTTTTTCAACATTTCGGTATCAGTGGAACTTCTGCGGTGAATTAAAGTTATATCTTCAGAAGTTTCACCAATGTTTGCCACTTGAGCTAAAAGAACAACTCCAGTATATCCAACCGGTGCCGTATAAACTTCTGTTGGACTTGTAGATACAACCGCAGTTACTGTTTGAAATATATTAAGTGCTAATGCCATTTTATCAATCCCCTCCTAATGCGAGTATAAATGGTGTCATTGTTGAAAATAAACTTTTAGTATAAGATGTTCCACTAACAGTTCCAGATTGTTGATTAACTACAACACCATCTCCAATTCTAAAATTACCGGATTGGTCAGTGCTTGTATAAACAATGAGACCTCCATTTCTTAAACTGGTTTCATTTTCTTGAATTGGAACTCCACCTAATGCAGGAAGAGCCGTGTTAATATCTGTTCCAGAACCAATATACTCAAAAGAATGACCAGATGCTAATATACGACTTTGTTTAAGGAAAAAAACAGATGTTCCAACACCAACCGCATAAGGAAGAGAATCGGTAAGAGTAATTGTACAGATTCCAGCAGAAATTGGTGTAGATTGTAGGATAGTATAATAAGTTGGAACTAAAGTTGCAAACCCAGTTGCAGAATTAATTCCAACATTAGGCATACCAAAAGATATTGTGGGTGGAATGGATGAATACCCCCTCCCACTAGAAACCACTTCAACGTTAACAACAGATCCATTTACAACCTCTGCAATTGCTGTTGCAGGAATTCCCCAATCAACTGAAGGAGGATCAATCGTCACCGTAGTATTTCCAGTATATCCAGTTCCCCCAGAACTTACTGTTATTTCGCTCACCGTATAATAAAGATCTTCAAAGTAAACAACTTGACCATCAAAAGGTCTCACTATATTTATTTTTACTGTGCCACCAGAATTGTAAACATGAGGCAAAGTTGAAGCACCCACATAAGCAGAAAAACTATTTGCAGCGCCAACAGAGTTGACAGTAAATACATATCCATAATTTCCACTTGGATAAGTTACAATACCTGGCCCAGAAGGACAAGTAAATTCAAGACCAGAAATATTTACCCCCATCCCAACATTAAGATTGTGATCTGTTGAAGTTGTAACTGTTAAAATACCAGTTACGTTATCATAAGATGCTGTTTGAATTCCCAATGTTGGCACATTCAGATCCAAAACGAAAGTATCACTATTTGGACCGGTAGAAGTTGAAATAATACCAATATATTGAAGAGAACTTACTCCATCAGAGACTAATCCAAAGTTACCAAAAGAAGAATTGGAGTTAGTTAAATCGCAAGCACCACCAGTTCCACAATAAATGGCAATATCATTACAAATAGTAAATAGAGAAACTAACTGGGCATATCCACTATTAGTAATTGAAACTCCAATACCACCCGCATTATATTGAGTAAAGGAGTCTGTTACCATGGATTTGGTTGGGCCAATAACATTATTGCCGTCGATCTTCATTCCAATACTGTTGGAAATGAAATTGGTACAATTGCGAATATATGGAGACTGATTCGAATATCTAATCACATCCGGATCAAAAGCAAAACAAGCTTTCCCGGGATTTAGTGTTCCAGTATAAGACATTTCGGTCACATAGTTCCCTGGTGCTACGTGAAATAAATCTTGGTCCGAATTTTGTGGAACTACAGAAACTTCTCTTAAACTGTCTCCAATAATGCTAATTTGGGGCCCCATTTTGATTGGGTTATTTTCAATATAAGTTCCAGAAGATACCTTAACAACTGCTCCTGGAATAGTAGATGCAACTGATACTGCTGCTTTAATAGTCAGTTTTGCATCACCAAGTTTTTTTCCAGTATTATTATCGTTTCCATCTTTTGTTACGTAAAAAATATTTGTAACTGTTGTACCAGCACCAAGTCTTACTATATCAGTACCAATTCCGGCTCTAGAACGTAAAGTATATAATTCTGCATCAAATGTGTTAAGACCAAGTTCTCCCGACAATAGTTGATCTACTGTTGGTTTTTTGTCAGGAACTGAGGATCTTCTAATCCTGAAAATAGGATTGGTGTCTATCATTTAATTACGTTATGGTGTAAGCCGTAATAAACTTCGATATTTATCGAAGTTTTAGTTATTTATATCGATAATTTAATATTCACCACAATCAATAATTGTGTGTTGAAGAAATCTTTCGCTACCAATAGCAATTATTACTGTTGAAATTCCTGCACTATCATTGAACACCAAACTTCCTCCAACACCAATACTGCCAACAACTGTAAGTTTTTCTGTCGGGAAAGTGGTTCCTATTCCAACATTTTTAAAGGTAGTTACGCCAGTATTATTTTGATCCCATTTACCTACTGTTCCTGGAGCAGGCAAATTAACTCCATCACCATATGTATTATAGAGTTCACTAAAATTGGAATTAACTTTTAATGCGCCATCATATAAAGTATCTGCACCTACTCCAGAAAGGTCTCCGGTTTCTATACCTACTCTAGCCATTAAAAATTTTTAAATAGTTTTCTACAGATATTTAGAACTAATAGAACTCAAGATCTATTACCCCATAAAATATCAGGATAGGCATCAGAAACATTTTGTTTAGAAATTTTATACTTAGTTTGAAGTTTTTTATCCTTAACAAGC